ACTGATCAATACCTTTATTAGTATAGTCACTGTCACAATTATTATATTTAGCATTAAAGTGTCTCCATTGATGTCCATATACTGGTCCTAAATCATTTTCTCTTAAATTATGTAATCCTATACTATCTAAATAATCTCTAGAAGAATTACTATTCCAAATTTTTACATTATTATTTTGTAATATATCATTACTTGTAGAACCACTTATAAACCATAATAATTCTTTTAAACATGTTTTCCACGCAGTTCTTTTTGTAGTTAATATTGGTATTATACCATTTGTTAAATCAAAATGCATAGCTGAACCAAATACAGTTTTTACATTACCATTTCTACCGTTAATCATCGTACCTTCATTTAATATATCATTAATTAAGTTTAAATATTGATTTTCATCGTGAATGTTATTATTTCTCTCTTTATTCTTTTTCAATATTTTTTTTAACATTATTTATAGTATTATTTATAGTATTATTTATTTATAGTATTATTTTTAATATATTTATTTCTTTATATAAATCATATATGAACAATTTAAAAAATACTTTAAACAGTGATTTAAATATTGATAAAACATCAAATAATTTAATTAAGAAATTAATGAATATTAATTTAAATGATTTTAAAATTGAATTAATGAATTCATTACAATATTCTATTTTATCTATTATACCTATTGTTTTAATACTTAAAGTAATTAAAAATGTAATACCGAGTGTAGATGAAACAAAAGGTTCCGTAGAATTATTATTTGAATCTATTGGTCAACTATCATTAACTATATTTTTCATTTTATTAACAGATACATTAGTTAGATTAATTCCTACATATTCTGGTGAAAATTATACTAATTTAGATTCAATTAGTTTTATAGTACCATTTTTATTTTTAATGTTAACAATGCAAACAAAAATTGGTGAAAAATTTAATATATTAGCTCTTAGACTTATAGATTATTGGAATGGTAATTATAATGTAACTAATAATAATGTAACTAATAATGTAACTAATAATATGAATAATACAACTAATTTATCTCCCAATAATACAACTAATTTACTTCCTAGTAATACACACAACGTAACAAGTATGCCAACACATATTAATAAACAAGTAAATAACACTTTACCACCTGCTATTCATACTCAACAAAATAATATGAATTATGATAAACCTAAAGATAATTTTAATGATATGTATCAAAAAAATACAACTAATAATAGTAATGAATTTATTAATATGAATTCTAAAAATACATTAGTAGAAAATGAACCTATAGCCGCGAATTTAGGAGTAAATAGTGTTTACAGTAATTGGTAATTATATTTATAATTTATTTAATATTGTTTCTTTTGCAATAATCTTTACAAATTTATCTTGATTCTTTTCTTTACTATAATCACTTGTAATATAATTTACATATTTAATATATTTATCTACTCCTATTTCTGAAGTTGACCAATTCGGATTTTTTTTTTGCCATTCAGTAATTGTTATTTCTTGTTTTTTTGCTAATATATATATTGCTTTTTTTATCTTTTCTTTACTATTATTTTTATCCCATTCGTTATTATCTTTAATATAAAGTATTTCTTTTTTAAAATCTGTACAATGAATCGGTCGTTTAAATGTGTCTAATTGTTTTAAATTTGATATAAATAATGTACTTAATCCGTTTAATAAATTATTATTATGATTTAAATTAATATCATCTATATTAAATTTAAGTGAATCTATAAATTCTGACATATTAATAGCATCTCTACATTGTTCATTTAGAAACACATTAATATTTACCTGATTCGTATTTCCTATTCGAGGTATAATATTTTTAATAATATTATGTTGTTCTTTTATTTGATTAAACATTTCTTTTTTTATTTCATTATCCTTATTAATATTATATATAATATCATACATCATACTTTTTAATTGAATATTTTCTTGTTTTAAATCATGTTTTTCTTCTATTAATACTAATTTACTACATTTTTGCTTATGTTTCCATAAACCGGATCTTTGTTTATATTTTTTATAACATAGATTACAAATATAATATTTATTATTATTCATATCTATATCAATATTTACATTCTTAAATCTTATATGTTTTGATGTTTTGATATGTTTATTCCAAGATGATTTTTTATTAGATTTATAATTACAATTATTACATACATATTTATATTTTTTTAAATATAAATATTTATTATTTACATAATCCATCTATAATTAAAACAGAAAATTATACTCTTAAATCATTTTATGAATTGTTCAAGATCTATTATAGCTCATTTTTATCGCAATAATTGATGTTTTTAAACTATACAATTAACTATTTGTCGATAAAACGATTATGATATATTATATAAAATATATAATTATAGTGTATATTAACACATTAAATAATATATATCTATAATTATATATCATTCAATTCATCGCGAAAATTTTTTATCGTGTATTTATCACAAAATAGTTAACTATAATTTTTGAAATCGAGGTTTCCAAAGTTGCCAAAAGTTGCTCTCGTCACAAAATCTCATATATTTTTCGTCATTTTATTATCATATATCTAGACAATAACCATTTACAAGTTTGTGAACTTTAAAAAGCGTTTCCAAATGTTTCCAAAAGTTGCTCTTTTTGGAAACCAAAAAGTTGCTCTTTTTTTGAAAATATTGTCAAAATAGTAAAAAATAGCAAAAAATAGCATTTTTTTCGATTTTCGTATTTTTATACTTTTTATTTTTAAAAGCTGTTATGCTTTAAAAAGTCTAAAAAAACTTTAAGCACGTTTTTTTATGTTTTTAATTCTATTTTTTTGAAAAATAAAAAAATATTGATTTATTTTTCTATTTATAGAATTAAGAATTAAAAAAGTAAAAAAAGGTGCATAAATAATGAAAACATGAAAAAATACATACAATTAATAGCTATTTTAGAATATTTTATAATTAGTAATCGATAAAATAAATTATTTTTCATTTCATATAATGATTATATCCATGATTATTATATGATCATATTTAATATATATAAATTTTTCAATAATAATTGATAAGTAATTATTGAAATATTCCAGAAATCAATATACATTCATTATATAAGAAGTCATAATCGACGTTTCCAAAGTTGCCAAAAGTTGCTCTCGTAACAAAATCTCATATATTTTTCACTAGATTATTATCATAAATGGTACAATAACATTCTAGTAGTTTTGGAACTTTAAAAAGCGTTTCCAAATGTTTCCAAAAGTTGCTCTTTTTGGAAACCAAAAAGTTGCTCTTTTTTTGAAAATATTGTCAAAATAGCAAAAAATAGCATTTTTTTTGATTTTCGTATTTTTATACTTTTTATTTTTTAAAGCAGTTATGCTTTAAAAAGACTAAAAAAACTTTAAGCACGTTTTTTTATGTTTTTAATTCTATTTTTTTGAAAAATAAAAAAATATTGATTTATTTTCTATTTATAGAATTAAGAATTAAAAAAGTAAAAAAGATGCATAAAGTATAAATATAATATATTATATATAATTAATGGAAAAAAATAATATAATTGAAAAATTTAATAATTCAATACATAAAGAAAGTAATAGTGAATTATTAAATTTGAATACTGAAAAAATAAGAAAAACAAAACATAATATATTACAAAAATTATCTTTATCGAGAGATGAAATAAAATTATTACATTCAAAATTAGATAATTACCGCTTTATAGATGAATGTCATGAATTAAAATATGGAACATATATTAGATATATAAAATTGACAGATCATAAAAATATAAAATTATCGTCGGGTGGTTTTGTATGTGATATAATTATTGTAAATGATGGTATATTAATAAAATGTAAAAATAATATGAATAGATATTTTTCAATAAAAATGAATGAATGTTTGATTTTTCAAAAAATAACAGAAGAAGAGCGATTATTATTAATTGTATTAGACTATATTAAATAAATATTATTTCCTAATTTTCCTAGTTTTATTTTTTTTATATGATATTTTTGAATCAAATAATTTACCTTTTTTAGTTAGTAATATGTTAGTGTTTTTTTTGGATTTTAGTTTATAACCATTCTTACAATTAAATCCAAATATTTTAAGATTTTTTTTTTTAATTACACTATTAATACATATCGCTATTTTTAGTTTTTCATTATTATTTTTAGTTTTTGTTTTTTTTATACATCTACACAATTTGTCTGAAAGAATCTTCTCAGCTATATTTTTAATATCTTTTTTTTTCATATTTTTTTTATAAATATTATAATATTTTAAAATATTTATATAATCAATATTTGTTAATTTCATGTATAATTATTGATTATATATTATTTATATATATGATTTATATATAATTATTTATCAATGGTAAATAAAATAGTTGTATTTGATTTTGATGAAACTATTGGTGATTTTATACAACTGAAAGTATTTTGGGAGTCAATTAAAAATATATTAAATTATACAGATGATAATTTGGATATTATTAATAATATATTAAATTTATTTCCAAATTATTTTCGTCCTAAAATAATGAATATTTTATCATATTTATTAAAAATAAAAGATCAAGGATTATGCAAATATATAATGATATATTCTAATAATCCTAATAAAATGTGGGTTAAACAAATTTGTAATTTTATAAATATAAAACTTAAAAAAAAGATTTTTTATAAAATTATATGTGCGTTTAAATCAAAAGGTAAAATAATAGAACCATCTAGAACAAAAAATAGTAAAAATGTTGAAGATTTATTACAATGTGCTGATTTACCATTAAATACACAAATTTGTTTTAAAGATGATCAATATTATAAATTAATGGATACTGATAACGTTTATTATATTAATATCAAATCATATAAATATTCACAAAATAACGATGTATTAATTAATAGTTATTATAATAAATATAGTTATAATATAGGGTTCACTCAAAATAATTTTAAAAAAATAATGTTAGATATAATGAATGAATTTAAGTATAAATTTACTAATAAAGATAATGATGAACAATTAGTTGATATTGCCATAAGTAAAAAATTATTAGAATATATAAAAATTTATTTTATTAAAATTAAACAAAATAAAACTAGAAAAATTAGAAAAAATAATTAATTTTTAGTATTTAGTTTTTCTAACATATATATTTTTACAAAATTCATAATAGTATTTGAAAACAATAATAATAAACCTGTAGAAAAAATAATTTGTTTATCAAAATTATTAAAATATATCTTACTAAAAGGATTAAAACGATAAACAAGATAGAATGAAATATAATAAATGTTTATTGTTTCGAAGATTTCAAGATATATAGGATTTATATAATATACTTTTGTAAATGTTATAAAATATATAAAATATAATAAATATAATATTGTAAAATATATTTTTTGGTGTAATTCTATATTTTTAAACATAATAAATTATCTTATAATTTATTATGTTATTATTATTTAATAATTATTATACATTTCTAATGAACGAGCACTTGAATCTGTTGCATTCACGTATTTCGGCATCCAAAAATATGGAATACAATTACTCGAATGAGGATACATTTTATTAAATAAACTACGATAATATTTTTGTTCATTTGTCATTGGTTCATTTATACCATCATTATGTATTAAATTTAAATCTATATCTATATTATTTGTATAATTTTGAATTATTTCATACCATGAACCATTGTTTCCACTTACACCATCACTAAATGCCTCTTTTGTTCTCCATAACACCTCTTCTGGTAGTAATTTTGGTGCATATAATTGAAACGCATATCTTAATATTAATTTCTCGGGTAATTTACAAGCATATTTATGTTCTTTCCAAAGTTCATTATTTTGATTATATAAAGAACGTGGATTTCTAATATATGACGGAATACTTAAATATTTTTCTACAAATTCTTTATCTAAAAATGGTGTACGTGGTTCTAACCCATTTGAAGATATTGATTTATCTGACCTTAATACATCATAATAATGTATATTATCTAATAATCTACAACATTA